GGTAACAGCTAAGATTAAGGATCCTAAAAAAAACAAGAATGCTAAACCTTCTGCAATTCCAATCAAGATTTCTTTTATGCTCATTGGTTCCTTGTAAACATATTGTTTATCTTTTGTGTTCACTTTAGTCATTAATTGTTTCTTTAACATATGAACAATACAAGACCACATATTATACCTCCACTCTTTCTAGGACATTTTTTACTGTTGTCGGGTACCAAACTTTGTCCTGGTAAGTTTTAACACCACGATCATTTAAAGCATTAGCTAAACCAGACAATGTACTGATGCCTGTAGCTCTGATGCCAGAAATAATTTCTGAAATATTTTTTGCGTACTGATCTGCATTAGCCTTAGAAGTTTCATGACCTCTAACTCTAACTACATCTAAGTTAGTACGATTGCCTAACAACTTGCCTTCTGATTTTAATCTAGCAAGTGCAGCCTTGGTACGATTTGAAATATTAATTCTTTCAAGTCTATTGATTGCAACATGGAACCCAGCGATTGCATCATCTAAGTTTGGAGTATCCAATACATCAACTGTAATGTTAGTTGTCTCTAAGAACTGACCAACTTCATATGTACGGCCAAGTCTTGATAAAGAATAAACAACTAATGGACATCTTAATTTCTTAGCTGTTCGGATTGCATCTTGCAGCACCGGTCTGTTTTGAAATTTCTTAGCACCAGAAACACCTGGCTCCTCGAACCAGGTGATTGATGCATCAGAATATTTTTTAGTGATTGCAAACTTTTGATTGTTTACATCTTGCTTGTCTGTACTAACTCTAACTAAAGCAACTATGTTCATTATGCAGCCTCCTTAATTTTAGTAACTCTTGGTAAAACTTTTTCTTGCAACTTAGGATTTGAAAACTCTCTGTCATCATCAGAAGTTTCAAATGGTACATACCAAACATCAGCTCCGGCATCGATTGTCTTTTGAGTTACATCTTCACCACCAACTAATCTTTTAGTTAATTTAATTTTGTAACAAGCATAATACTTGTCATCACACATACCCTTCTCAACAACGATACCTTGAATGTAACTTTCTTTTTCTCCGTATCTTGCAAAGTCGTATGCTTTGATTGTGTCACCGATGTTAGCTATGTTTTCGTACTTGAGTGTTTCCATTGTTATATTTCCTTTCATTGTTGTTCTCATATTGTACACCTACTAATATAGATATTTCTGATATATTTACAAGATATATTTTAACAAGGAGAAAACATGGCAAAAACCAAGCAATTAATACCCTTCTACATGAAGATCTCCCAACCTCTAAAGGACAAACTCCAGGACCAGGCCAAGATAGAACGAATACCTATGGCTACTCTGGTGTCTGAAATCTTAGAGATGGGAATAGCGATCCGACCTAAAGTTAGGCAAGATCAATTAGACAAGATGATCAATGCAGCACGAGGGATAGTTACAGATGACAAAAGATAATATCAACCCACCACACTACAAAAACAAATCAATCGAAACAATAGAAGTAATCAGATCTCAACTGACTGAGGCTGAGTTTATCGGATACTTAAAAGGTTCGATTATGAAATACACTTGTCGAATGGGATTGAAGGTTCCAACACTTGAAGGTGCAAGAGAGGACATGGGCAAAGCTCATTGGTTCGTTGAGTATCTTTTGAGTTACTTGACTGATCTCATTAAACAAAAAAAGAAAGATCCAAACAATCCAGGCACAGTAATCAAATTAAGAAAGGACCAGGATAATGACAAAGATCCCAAATAATGTAATGCGACCACCCATTGGTTTTCAGTATGTAAAAGGTAAAGTTGAACCCATTAAAAAACCAAAACCTAAAAATGATTTGCAGCAGCTCAGTACAAGACAAATCAAGATGATTGAGATTGATAACTTGGAGAAGAGAATAGCAATACTCCAGGACCAACTAGAGCTCAAGAAATCAGAGATTAGTTATTACCCAGAGAAAGCTGAAGGTAGGATTTGGCTGAAAGATATTATGGAGGCTGTCTGTAATCACACGAGCTTTACTCCAATAGAAATAACATCGGAGAGAAGGTACAAGGAATTAGTGAAAGCTAGATCTTTGTATATTAACTTATGCTTAGACTTAACTAAACATGGTGTAACACACATTGCGAGATCTTGTGGAGATAGAGATCACACAACTGTCTGCCATCACCAAAAGATTAAAGCTGAGAACTCCAAGTGCTGGTCTATGAAAACAGACGAAGGTTTAGCTCTGTGGGCTGATTACAATAAGATCAAACAAGAACTGCTAAACAACATTCAGCATGGCTACTGCTCCGAAAAATAAAAAGGATAAAGCAGACTACGGGACCGGCAGAACACCTGGGCATTTCTGTGTCATTCCACAACGAGCTGTGGCTGATATACGATTTAAAACCTATCCCAGAACTTTTATGGTGCTGTGTGCTTTAGGTAATTATACCTCAAGGCAAGGTGTCTGTTGGCCCAACCAAGTTACCATTGCTAAGGTCTTAGGAATTAAGTCTCAGAGTACAGTCAGTAAACATATTCGTAAACTGATTGATATGGGATATATTAAATATGCTAAGAAACATCCTGGGCTAAAGGGTAACAAATACTTTATGGTCTTTGATCCCGATGTAACTGAGGAGGATGCTGCTGCAATCGCTACAGACCAGGACAGATCTTACGAAGAGAAACCAGAAATACCAATAGGTCCTAAGATGAACGATAAGACTAAGTATTCACTCAGAAGGAATACAAAGATAGAGGAAAAACCTACTGTAAAAGGGGGAGATAAGGTAGATATTCACTCCAAGGAATATGTAGATATTCACTCAGAAGGACTACATAACAACAAACTTAACAATGATATATTCCTTAAAGGTAAATATGTAATGAATGAGTTTAAGAAACTAACCGAACAGATATTCGGTCAAAATCTACAGTATAATCAGAAACAACTAGAAATTGTACAGTCCTGGATTAAAGATAAAGGATTAGATCCAGATAGAGCTGTAAAGAAGATTAAGGAAGTATTAATCTGGAGAAGAGATAACCATAAAGATAGTCCTAAAAGCATTGTATTCTTTGAACACGCATTCTTTAAGAGACCACCTCCCATTGATAAAGCAGAAGAGATACAGAGAATGATTAAGAAGATTTCAAACGCAAGGAGACTAAGGTAATTTATAAACAGTAAACGAACCTTTACACTTTATAATCTAGAAAAAGGAACAAAGATGGAACATTTTAAATTTCGCACCCCTTTCCCCCCCGGGTGCGTAATACTATATGGGGGGAACCTCACAATTTTTTTGCAGAATTTTTATAAATCAATTATAGTGAAAACAATTCGGAAACATAACAGAAAGGAAATATATGTCTAACGGACCAACACACAGTAACAGAACTTTCAAGCTAATGAGAACCACAACTCTTTCAGAGGGTGAATACATCATTGAGACTTGGGAAGGATCTAACTTTGATAAAGAAACTAAACAGCGAACTGCCGTTCCTGGAGCTTTGGATATTAAGATCTATAACAAAGATACTTCTAAGGAATATAACAAAGGCGATGCTGTTATCTTTTTCAGAGTGTTTGAGAATGACAAATCTGGACAAGGGAATATCCCATCTTATCAGCAATCGGCAGCAGCCAAGGTTGATGAGCCAGTTAATCTAGCAGCAGAGAGAGCAGATCAACTTGATGACGAAATCCCCTTCTAGTAAAAAAAGGATCGTTAAACCTCCCCTGGATCGTTTCGGTGGTATCCGAGTGGTCCAGAGGAGAATTAAGAAGTCCGAGGTTATTGAACACAACAAAGAGAATGTTGCTCAAGAATTAATTGATATAGCAACTGTAAGTATTGATGATATTGTTTATTGGGATGACCAGGGAAATGTTAATGTTAAAGATCCAAAGAATATTCCAAAGGCAGCAATTAAAGCTATTAAAAAAATTAAAGTTACTCCGACAAAGGCTGGGCCTCAGTTGGAAGTAGAGCTGCACGATAAAGTTTCAGTATTAAGAACTCTGGCCAAAGCATCCGGGTTACTTGAACAACAAGAGGATATGGAAAGACCTTCTGTTGTAGGTATCGTAATGCAAGGACCAGAACCAACAATAATAAACGCAGAGGAGGTAGAGGATGTCGCTAAGGAAGATGACACCCCAGGAGATAGATCGGATCCAGGTAGTGATGTTGAAAAAGAAACTGAGTGATAAGCAATGTGCAAATATCGTTGGCCGTTCAGTCAATGATTGGAAAGACATTGCAATGGGAAACAAAGCAGAAGATCCAAGTAG